ATTACAACAAGGAATAAACAAAATATAATTAATACAAATCCTATTGCTCCTAAAAAGCCAGACCCTCTTGAAGGATTAAAAGAAGGAACTCTATATGAAAAACCTTCTGTTAAAAAAGTAGAAACAATTAATCTTGATATAAAAAATTTAGTTAAGGTCATAGAAGAAATTAACTATACATTACAAACACTTAATCACATTATTAGAAACAAATAATTATGGCTCAAACAGTATTAGTTATTGCAGATTCTGGTACAGGTAAATCTACAAGTATCAGAACATTAAACCACAAAGAAACATTTATTATAAACATAGCAAACAAACCCTTGCCTTTTAAAGGGTGGAAGAAAACATACGTGCCATGCACCAAGGAAAACCCCAAAGGGAATATTGTAGCAACATCTTCTTCTTCAGGTATATTAAAAGCTATGAAACATGTAAGTGATAAAATGCCTCACATCAAAAATTTAATCATTGATGATTGGCAATATATGAGTTCTTTTGAGTACTTTGACAGAGCTAATGAGAAAGGCTATGATAAATTCACTCAGATTGCTGCTAACCTAGCAGCTGTAGCTAAGACTCCAAAAGATTTACGGGATGACTTAACGGTTATATTTCTTACACATTCAGAAGAAAGTACAGACATTAACGGTAACCGTAAAGTAAAAGCAAAAACTATAGGTAAAATGATAGATAACACCCTAACATTAGAAGGGTTATTCTCTATTGTTTTATTTGGGGTTGTGCGCAAAAATGATGACAACACATTTACATATGGCTTTGAAACACAGAACAATGGAGAGAACACATGTAAGTCTCCCATGGGAATGTTTGAAGAAGCTTTCATACCTAATGATTTAAAATATGTAACAGATTGTATATATTCTTATGAAAATGATTAATTAAAATTTTAAAAACAAAAAAATGTTAAGTACTAAGAACATGAAGTCCGGTGGTGGTAACACCAGGCCTGTAATTGATGCAGGTAATCACAAAATTAAAATCAATGATCTTACTTATGATCAAACTCCTTATGATAAGGACGCATACAACATAACAATGCATGTAGAAACTGAACCTGTAGACGGTGAGTTTCAGGGATTTTTAGTTGATAGACAAAATCCTAACGGGCCTAGATACAAAGGCCAGGTTGGAAGAGTTAAATTTTCTCAATATGCATATAAAGATTTTGTATTACCATCAGGAGTAGAAATAAAAAGAGACAACTCTACATTAAAATCTATGGTTGTATTGGCAGAAACATTAGGGAAAAGAGATGAGCTAGATAATATTGAAGCTAAAAACATCTTTGATTTCATGAAGGCTTGTAGAGAAATTTTTAAAAACTCTGAATATTTTATGGCTTGTATTGGAGGAAGAGAGTGGGAGAATAAAGAAGGATATGTAAATTTAGATTTACACCTTCCTAAAGGAGAAAAAGGAAAGTTTTTAATAGAGTCTTGTGACAACGATAATTCTAAATTATTAGAATTTGATGCAACAAAACACATTAAAAGACTTGTTAAAAAGCAGGTTACATCATTTAATGATGACAACCAATTTACAAGTGATGACTTTGACCTTTAAAATTACAGGGTGGCTCTTTGAGCTGCCCTTTTTTTATTATGCTAAGCACAAAAAACAAAACATATAATATTAAAAACGTCCCTTCTTATTGGGTTTTCCAATACTATATTTGCATTGACCAGGTATTGTCTGGTCAAAATGTAAAAATTAAAAGTGTCTGGAATACTGGAGACAGTGTGCCAAGTATGTGTATATACGTGGATACAAAAAGAAAGGAGTATATGTTTAAAGATTTTAGCTCAGGGAAATATGGTGATAAAATTACATTTGTAATGGAGTATTTAAACATATCATTTTTAGAAGCCTTAGATAAAATTTTACATGACTATAATAATTATATAAAGAAAAATGGTGCAATTAAATTAGGGTTAAAGCCTATAGAGAAATGGAAGGTAAGTTATAAACACATAAGAGAATGGAATAATTTTGACGCTAAGTACTGGCTTCAGTATAATATAAATTCTAATTGTTTAAAACATTTTAATGTTAAGCCTTTAGAGTATTACACATTACAAAGGAATGTTGAAAACAAATTAGAAAAAATAAACATAAAGCATTCTTATATATACGGGTATCACACTAATGAAGATTTGCTATATAAAATATATCAGCCTAAAAAAAAGAATAATAAATTCTTAAAGCTACAAGAATATATTCAAGGGTATGATCAACTTACTTTTAAAAAGCCTAATCTAATTATATGCTCATCATTAAAAGATGCTATGTCTTTATATAGTTTTAATTACAAAACTATAGATGTAATAGCACCAGACAGTGAGAACAGCGTTATCAAACCTTATATAATTGAAAATTTAAAAAAAAAATACAATTCTTTAATCACACTTTTAGATAATGATGAACCAGGAAAGAAAGCTATAGCAAAATATAAAGAGCTATACAACATACCTGGCTTCTCTATAAATCTTAGTAAAGACTTCTCTGATTCTGTAAAAGACCACGGCCCTCAAGCTGTTCATGCAGAATTTAAATCTTTGCTACAAAAGTATTTAAAAAAATAATATGGAATGGTTCATACCAGGAAACGTACCATCTTCTAAAAATGGAAGAAGATGGACAGGGAAATACTTTATAGCTTCAAAGTCTGTTGTTAAATATAGAAAAGAAACTAAAAAGTACTATGAAAAATATGCTCAGGAATTTAGAGATGCATTAAATAATGCAAAGCCTCCTATACACATTCAATTTACATTCATAAGAGGTTCTAAGCATAAGTTTGATTACATTAATCCAGCTCAAACTGTACAAGATGATATGGTTAAAGCAGGGTGGATTGAAGATGACAATGCAGATTGCTTACTACCTGTATTTTCTCAATATTCTTACAACAAAGAAAATCCAGGAGTATATATTAAAATACTTTATGGAGAAACATTTAATAAACCAAATGATGAATAAAATAAATAAAGAAATTTCAATACTAACATTAATAGCTAACATGGGAATGGTTAAAATATATGCCCATTTTGAAGGAGGGGGTGACTCTGGATGGATTGATACAGTATCCATTATAAAACATGAGAATAATAAAGAAGTTTATATAAATGCATCAGATCATTTAGATGAAAAGCAATGTGATCAATTAGAAAATTTTACTTGTGAGATAATTTTAAAGCACGCAGGTACAGTTGCTGATATAGTAAATAACGATGGTGGCTCTGCTGACCTCATTATAGACTTATTAAATATGAATTATAAACTTGAAGTGACAGAAAGAGTTACAGAATATAATGACTTTGAGTTTGAAGAAAACCTTAAAGAACATTTTGATGGCGCATCCTAATATACATGCTAAGTCTTCAGCAAAAAGATTTGGCGGTAAACCAGAAGATTATATTCATATACATGAGTGGTTTGATGAAACTAAAGGATGGCTTGGACATACAGACCATAGAATCTTTAGGCATCACTCAGAAGGTATCTTTGAATGTGAATCTAAGTTTGGAAAAACATTTAAAAATTCAGACGGGAAAACAGTTTATACAAGATATGTTGGAGAACAACATGTAAAAGAAGACTGTAACAATTATATACCTTCAGCTAAAGAATGGTATATAAATATAAAAAATAATCAATTAGAAAAATGGATGATAAAATCAGGTAAAATCAATGACTAAAGAAGAATTTATTAGAATAACAGAAATGATGAACGGGTCTGAAGATGACACAACTTTAGCAATAGGTATAATAACTCAAGCTTATAATACCAATATATACAGAAGATTAATATGTGCTTGCTTTACCAAAAGAAGTACAGAACACATGGATCTTCTTAAAGTTCCTTCTACAGAATGTTCTTTAGCTTCTATATGGGATAGCATAAAGAATGATAAAAATCCATCTAAGTACATGGATATATATAAATACATAATAGAATTAAGATTACAAAACATGAGTGATTTAAGCGGATTATCTGATGTTATAAAAAATATAGATATAACTTTAAATGAAAAATGATTTAAGCAGAGTATCAAAGACGATATTATTTAAAGAACCTTTCTATGGCTTATTTCTAATAGGCCTTAAAAAAGAATTCACTGACCAAGTACCAACAGCAGGAGTTTCTAAAAACAATATTGGTGTTGGTCTATATATTAACCCAGACTTTTTTAACAATCTTGATGATGATAAAAAATACGGGCTTATAAAACATGAGCTATTACATATTGCCTTTGGGCACCTTATTGTAAGAGATATGTATTCTGATAAAAAGCTATTTAACATAGCCGCTGATTTAGAAATAAATCAATATATAGATAGTAGCAAGCTGCCAGAAGGTGGTATCACTATGTCCTCCTTCCCTGAGTTAACGTTACCTTACAGGGCAGGAACAAAAAAATACTATGAGCTTTTACAGCAAGCCAATCAACAAGGCACAAGTGAAAGTTTAAGTAATCTTTTAGACATAATGGATGGCAATTCACAATATTGTCATAATA